CTAATAATAATAAATGTTCCTCATTCTGAAATTCAGTTCGTAGGCTGGGCTCATCTGTGAAATTCAGTAGGTTTAAAAAACTTTGTGAAATTTGACACGATTTGAAACTATCGTTGGATTTCGCGTAAGCTGCTGCTATGAACGTGACTCTACCCGCCACCACGGGGCACGCCGCCGTATTGCCGTTGCCCCCCATTCCCGTCCTCACTCGGCGGCAGGAGAATTACGCTCGTTGCGTGGCCACTGGCATGAGCTACGCTGAGGCGTTCCGTACCGGGGGGCTTGTGGCCAGTACCACAGGCAGCATGTCGCGGCAGATCAGTGAGTTGAATAGCACGCCGCACGTTCGCGCGCGCATCGCTGAGCTACGTGTTCGCGCGGACAATGAAATCGTCAGCACGATTGCTGAGCGCATGTCGTGGCTACGCCTGATCATTCAAGCGGATCCCACAGAGCTATCGCGTGTTGTGCGTGACCCCTGCGACCTATGTTGGTCTGACGATGAGGTTGCGAAAGCCTACGCAGCTCATTTTTCGCCATCGCCATTCCACGAGGGGCGTCCTGCGCTGCCGGATCTCCTGAAGCCACGTGATAGTTGCCGGCATTGTCGGGGCGACGGGCTACGGCGTGTGGTGCTCACGCCCACGGATGAATTGAGCCCCGCGGCTCGAGCGCTATTCAAAGGGGCGTCGCAGGACGATAAAGGCGTCATAGAAATCAAGATGCATGACCAGGTTGCGGCAGCTGAGATGCTGAACAAAATGCAATCGGCGTATGTCACCAAGTCGCTAAATATCAATGCCAACGTGACGGTGCCGGCGGCGCGCGACGCGAACCCCGAGGATGCGCTGCGATTGTTTGAGCAGTTCGGTTCGTGAGCACCGTCACAGTTCCCACATCCGATGCCATCGCTGACCGAGCGTATGCAGCGATGCGAGCGCCCGCGCCCGCGCGCCTGGCATTTGAGCGGCTGATTGCCATCCCCGCAACGGACTACTCGGCCCGCGCCGTCGCTTGGCATGCCATGACCGACGAGGAACAGGCCGCTTGCCGAGCGTACGCCACGCGGCGCATCGATCTGCGCGACGTGTATGCCGATGGCGCCCCGGAGATGCAGGCCCGGGAGGATCGATTAGCGTGGCTCAGGCGCGACGAGCCATATGTTAAATCGGTCGAGAAAACGGCATGGATCAAGCGCTACTACGGGCGGAGCGGCGCGACGATGGCCGACTTCATCAACGACTGGGGATATACCATCGACCCGCGCCTCGTGAGCGAGGGTAAAAACCCCGTCGTGGCATTCGCTCTGTTCCCGAAGCAGCGCGAGATGATCGCGTGGATGATCGGCTGTTGGATCGACAAGAAACCTGGCGTCGTTGTGAAATCGCGCGATGTCGGCGCCTCGTGGGTAGCGATGGCGCTGCTGGCCACGCTCTGTATATTTCGTAATGGGTTCGCGGCCGGCGTGGGGTCTGCCGTTGAAATTAAGATCGATCGCACAGGCGACCCCGATACGCTGTTCTACAAAGTTCGTTCGTTCCTCGAGCATCTGCCCCCTGAATTCAGTGGCGGCTTCGATATTGATCGATGCAGCGCTGATAAGCGTGTCAGTTTCCCACTGACGGGCAGCAGCATCACAGGCGAGGCCGGCGACCAAGCGGGCCGTGGCGGACGTAAAGCTATTTACATCGTTGATGAGGCGGCGCACTTTGAACACCCTAAAATCATCGACAAGAATTTGAGCGCTAATACGAAGTGTCGTATTGACATGTCGTCCGTCAACGGCATGGCTAACTCGTTTTTCAATCGCGCGCATAACCGATCTATACGCCGATTCAATTTCACATGGCGTGACGACCCTCGCAAAAATAACGGCGAACGCAATGCTGAGGGCCTCACGTGGTATGAGCAGCAGTGTGCGGAACTGGATGACATCGTCATCAAGCAGGAGATCGATTGCGATTTCCGCGCGTCGCTCGAGGGCGTGTGTATCCCGGGCGACTGGGTGCAGGCGGCCATCGACATTGATAAAGATTTGGGCATTGAATGTGATTCGGGCGCGATCCGCGCGGCGCTCGACATTGCAGACCGGGGCAATGATAAAAACGCGTTTGTCATCGTCAAGGGGCGCAAAATCATATTCGCCTCGCAATGGTCGGGCAAGAACTCGGATACGGGCTACAGCGTGCAGCGCGCGATGGCGATTGCCGAAGCGCATGGGCTCGTGGCGTTTGATTACGATGCGGACGGCATGGGCGGCGCGGCTGTCCACAGCGATGCGCGGCTCATCAACGAGGCGCGGCGTGAGGTGCAGCAGACCATGAAAACGCCAGCCGAGTATTTTACGAGCGGCGCGATTGGCACGCACCCGTACCGCGGATCCGAGGCCGTTGTGGCGCCTGAGAAGATTGTCCCGGGCACGAAGCGCAAGGCTAAAGATTTTCTCTATAACCGTAAGGCGCAGACCTGGTACGAGGGACGGCTTGGATTTTTCAACTCGTGGAAGGCGCGACAGGGTAAGGCGTACGATAAAGAACGTGTGATATGCATCGCGGGGGATCTACCTAACGAGCCCGGCAAGCCCTCACTGCGCGACCTACTCGTCCCGCAGCTCTCGCAGGCCACGGTCAAAGAGACGATCACGGGCAAAATTCAGATCGATAAAAATCCCGATGACGTGGCCAGCCCCGATATCGCCGATGCCGCGCTCATGGCGCTGGCGCCCCGCAGCGGTGGATTACCCCCAATGGGTCCGCTACTTGCCGCATTCCACGCGCAGAGGTAAACTACGTTTACGCTGACGCTGTGTCCCGACAGACTGAGCGTTCAATCAGGTTAGTTCGCCGAGCCTTCGGGTACGCGAGCCGGGACAAATTTTTTAGGAGTGCCGATGCTCAAAAAACTAATCGCGGCTATTCGTAAGCCGTTTCACGTTGGTAGCCTACCGCCGAGTGCGTCGTCTCCGGTAGTGGCGGCGCATGAGCATAGCTTCTCCTGCGCGTGCGGTCCGTGCGCTGCAGAGACAGCGCGATTGACTCGAGCGCGGCTTAAGAGGCAAGGCGCATGACCCGCTATACCGTCACGTACGTCCAAGAAGCTGTGCAGCCCGTCGACGGTGAATCCATCGAGGCCGTTGCCGTGTATGCGAACAGATTGGCGAGCGAGCGGAAAATGCGCGTGCTATCGATCTACCGGACCGCACCGCCCGTCCCCTTGCAACCGCCGGCCGCCGCCTGATAAGCTGGCGCCGGTTTCGAGTATTCCCTGAACTCGCGCGGCCTTGAGCGTAGCGGGTTAGGGGTTACTCCTCCCCGTGGTGGCTCGCCTACGCTCAGGGCCTGCGTTAGGGCTGATAGCGGCCGGTTCCCCATGGATGACGTTGCGCCCATGTAGCGCCTGTTAGGTCGCTGTAATTGGGGCCGCTACCGAAGTTCAATTCTGGCCACGGTAAATCTCGTTTCGGGTAGCCGGCCTTGCGATCTGCAAGCCACTCAAGGATTTCTACGATCTCGTATAGATGATAGCGGCGGCGTCCGATATGGTTCGGCTCGCCGGTCCTCATGAACAGCCAACTGCCGTCGTGCAAATTCGTGGCACTCACATCGCCCAAGTGATACCGATCGCGCGGTGCGCGCTTCGGCGGTTTTCTGTCCATCATCGGATCTCCACGCGGTATGAGAAATCGCTGGCCGCGCGCTGGAACTGCGCGAGATACTCAACCTGTATCGAGGCGCCATCGTCGCTGCAGCGCTGGTAGGACGTGCAGCTCTCGACGATACGCTCAGGTTGGCCGGCGATAGCGATGATCAATAGGAAGATGTGAGGCATTAAATTCTCCCGTTGCGGCTAATAATGAGCCCTAGCATGATGCCGTAGTCCGTATTGTCTCCAGCTATGGCAGTGAATGAACGGCGCCCAGCCCGCAGCCATAATTCAACGTAAGGCGGATATTCCGGGTGCAGCCACGTGCGGAACAAGCGTCTCATGGCTGATGCCTCGTTCTCCTGTCAGCAGCGCATAGGCGCTTGCAAAGTTTTACAGCCTCGGCAGCATAAAGAACTACGGCGCCGTTGGTAGGCATGCTGTGCCTGTGCCCCGTGGCGCGATCAACTACTTCATGAGCAACTTGGCATCCGCATATCCGACGTACTACGAAACGGCTCATGGCTAACTCCGGTCTGTAAATTTCGGTGAGTGCAGGACGGCGCAGCCAGCGATTGGTGGAAAATATCGGTACGTGACGATGCGTCGGCTATCGGGCATAACCACATCGGGCGCGCATCGCAGGCATAAACACAGGGCATCGTGGCTTGGCTCAACGTCGGTGTATTGCATCCGAATCCGACGCAGCGTGACGCCTGGCCAGTGCCTCACGAATTGGGAGGCAACCTGCAGATTGCGGGCCTGCATCACGTACATGTGATCACCCGCCGTCACACGGTAGAGTTTCACGAGATCAGTCTCGGGGGCGGATTGGAGAATGGCGTTCATGTGAACACTACGCTCCAACCGCGAACCATGCAACGCCCCGGCTCGAGGGGGCGGCTATTGAACGCCTCGATGAGGGCGGGTACCACGGACGTGTCGCCAGCTGCGAGTCGCGCCCGTAGTTCCTCAATGCGTATTTTCGTGTCCATGCGCGCATAGTGGCGGCTCTATAGACTGACGTGCGTGTCGGAGTTCACAGTTCTAATGCGGAGGCGGTGCGAGTTCGCCGCTCTTGGGGCCGCCATAGGATCGCTGGCAGTTATATTCGAGCATTTTCTTCAAATCGATCATTGCCGCGCGAAATTCACGGTCTGTTTTAATCCATCGCCCGCGCCAGCGGATTGCGCCGTCCCCGCGCAGCGCAAGTATCGATTTGCCGCCTCCGGAAAATGTAAAAAATTGCTGCATCGGCGGCCCCGCCGTTACGGTCATTACAGGCACTACGTTCGATACCTTAAAATCGGGGATGGGCGCATCCGCAGCATGCGCCACGCACCACGCGATAGTGAGTAGTATGGTCACGACGGCCCAAGCGACTAAGCCCATGAATTTGACGGGACATCGGCGGGTGCCGTCGAAACGGGAGGTACGATTAGTCATCTTTAAACCCGTCCTGTTGGTCGATTTCGTGCGGCATCAATTGGTGCTCGCGGCGCCCGTCACGGAAGTCTCGAAAATCCCGAGGCATCTCATCGAACACCATAATGCTCGCCTCGCGCGTGCGGTGGCGGCGCTCGGCCGCGGGCATGATCGTCGTGTCCTCGAGGGGGTCGTGCTCGTCGTCGGTGCTCATGAGTAAGTGTTCCCGGGCGGGATGTCGACTATGGCAAGCGTGTGTCCTTGCGCGGGGTGCCCTACGGCGTGGAGAATGACGCCAGTGGCATAATTGTAGCCGGCTGGATTGCCGGTCTGATGTATTACGCGAAATGTAGCCAATCCGCCCGCGCCATCGCTCACGCCATTCGGGTAATGATGGTATTTCATTCTGGTGCTTCCATCCGCACGAATCGCGTCAGCTTGACCGATTCAGTTTTCATGAGAATTCGGCCGTCGACGATGACGTGCCATCCGTGTCCGTCGCATGGTGCGATGCGGACGTGCTGCCACGGGCCGGCATTCGTCTCAGCCTGCCACCACGAGGGGAGGGCGTCGCGATTGCCATTGCGGTAGCCGACGCAGGCACCGACCAGGTAAAGAGTCCAAGCTAGCGCGAGGGCTAAGAAGATGTAGACGTAAATCATCGGGCATACTCCTCTGTTGGGCGCCATATTACGCCGTCTGACATGCGTGTCAACGTGGGATATGGTGCGTACGTCACAAATCCTAAACCCGGCCGGGGTTCCCGGGAACATGCCGGATTTGTGACGTACGCCCTATTCGGCTATGCTCCCCGTATGAACACCGACCCTCTCGTGGCCGCAATCGCGGCTAATACCCGCCCGGCTGCCCCTCCTCCTGTCAGGCGGTCCATGAGGATCTCCCGTCAGGCGCTCGCCCGACTGGCCGCCGACACGAAAACTCCCGCACGGCGTGAGTACAAGCTCCCTGAATTGCCCCCCGGCGTGCTGCCCGCCGCTGATTCCTCGCTTGCCATGGACAACGTCCTGCCTGGCGAGGTACGCCGTAGCGGCGTCACCATGGACTCGGCCGGCGGGTTCTCGCCCGCGTGGGGTTGGCTCAATAGTACGAATCAGTACGGAACGGGCCTATGGTTCCCTGGCTACCCCTACCTTGCCGAGCTGACGCAGATATCGGAATACCGCGAGCCGTGCGAGACGATAGCCACGGAGATGACGCGTAAATGGTTCGAGCTGCAGAGCAAGAGCGGCGGCGACAAGTCCGAGAAAATCGCCGATATCATGGCCGAATGTGACCGGCTCAAAGTCCGCGAGCATTTCTACCGCGTGGCGCTACTCGATTGTGAGTTTGGCCGCGGGCAGATTTATCTCAACATCGACAATGCGGACGAGACGAAACGGCAGTTGCCGCTCGAGATATCGCCGAAGGGCATACCCAAGGG